TGGTGTACGAGTCCAAGTCCTCACCCAAGATGAAGAACTGCTTGTACAATTCTATTGCCTCAAGCGTTTTGCGTTCGCCTTCTGCTACGAACTCGGGGGTGATGGAGTAGATGCCCACGTCCAAGCTTGCCTTGTCAATAGCGATGAAGTAGAACTTGTCAATCGGCACGCCAAACAATCGGGTGTATATGAATGCCTGCACATCGTAGCCGTACTTCTTTGCCGAGTAGGGGAATGCCCGTAGGTCGGTTGTTGTTTTCAGGTCAGCCAAGAAGCCATCAGCGATGATGTCTGCCTTTGCACGGAAGGGCAAGCCATTGATTGTTCCGATTGCCGGTTGCTCAAACTCGCAGCCCTCAATCATTGACAGGAAGTATTCGTTGCGCAGCAGGGCATCAGCAATGCGCTGGGCTTCATCAAACTCCTTACGGGTGCAGATGTTGCGCTGGCCTTTTGCTTCCTGCCATGCCTTTGCGTTCTTGCTTTGCACCTCAATCACGTTGTACTCCTCCACACGATGCGGCTCAAGAGCCATCAGATGCACCAGCCGGCCTACCGAAAAGGCATCTGAATCTTCGCTGCCGTACTTGGTAACGTAGTGGTAGGTCTTTGGCGAAGTAAGCAGCAGCTTGCAGGCCGTTGAGCTTAATGCGTTCTTGGCAAGGTTGCCATAGTAAAAGTCATCATCGTGCATCTTGGTTAGGGCTGTTTCCATGTCCCAAGTGCTGCCGTCAAGTAGTTCTATGATTTTCATTTCTCGGCAAACATTTTAAGCATGTACTTCTCGTAGTATTCGCAGTAGTCACGCAGGGCTACATAGAAGTCTTGATGGTATGGGATGGAAATGAACTGCTCACTTACTGCATCATCCCCTGCCGTGAAGGCGTTAATGTGCCAAAGGAAGCTGGCGTTGTCCGTGTCATCAGCCCAAGAGTTGTTCTCAATGGCTTCTACCGAGTATTGTTTTTTGTTTTTCATAATTACATCCAGTTGGCGTGGTCTACGCAGGTGTTAATAAAGTTAGTGTAAATATCATTGGCGAGCTTTGGGGGAGCGTTTTGTGCTGATGTGGTTGCGTAGCGTTCCCACGTTCCGTGTGTATCGGTGCGCAGTTCCACATCCAGTTCAAACTTTTCGTACTCATCTTGGGTGGCGTAGCCAAGCCAAGCGGCAAGGTAGGCATGCGCCTCAAGCGCAGTTTCAATTTCAAAGTATTCTGCTGGGAGCAGCTCACGCTCCTCAAGGTAGAACATTAGGTCGGTGTAGGTAAAGGTCATAACAGGTCAATGAGTTTGCCGAGGCGGTCAGCGATGAAACAAGTAGCGAACAAGAGGAAAAGAACTGCCGCAGTAGCGACAGTCTTTGCGAGGAGTACTTTAATTTGATGCATCTTCAATTTCTTCAAGTGCTTCAGCAAGCAGTTCGTCAAGGTTAAGTTCTTCATTGCAGAAGTCGTACAGGGCAACAGAAGCGGCTTGGCTCACGTTGGTGATTGGGCCAAGCTCGTGGTCAGACCAATGGGTAAAGCCGCAGGACTTGATGATGTCAAAGCACTCATGGTAGTAGATTACCGAGTTGTCAATTTCAATGGCGAGTTGCTCACGCAGTTCATCGGTGTCAACTTCGTTGCCGTGACTGACTTCCCAAGAGATGTGGTCTTTTAGGGCTTCTTGCTTACGAGTAAGCCATTCATACTTGTTAAACATAATTGATTGGTTTTTAATTATACCCAAATGTGCGGTGACTTTTCGGAATAAAAAAGTGATTATCAATAAAGAACGATTTGATTCACAACTTGACCGAAAAAGAAAAGAGGGCTATTTGCCCTCCTTCCACTTGGCGTAGCAGATTGCTAACGCCTGTTCTGTTGATTCAGCTTCGCCTGACGTTACCTCCATACAACGCTGGATGTAGTCGGCCTGCTTCTCACCGGCTTTGGGTTCTGGTATTGGCATAGAAAATACATTTAGATTTAGGCACACGATAGAACTCATCCAAGCCATTACGCTCGGTTGTTGCTATTGTCTTGATTTCACGGTACTCCTCCTTGTAGATTTCATACGAGTGGGCAATCAGTATGGCTTCTGTTTCTGCACACACAATGGCATACCAGAAGTCACCGTACTTTTTCTTCCTGCCCAAGAAGCTGACCGAATCAAACTTGAACGAGGCCTCATCGGTGAACGGGTAGCCGTGCTTCACCTCCACCTCAAAGCTCATCAGCTTGTCGGCTTTGGTGTCCAGCACCACGATGTCTACCTTGTAGTCCTCCTTTTCCTTGTCAATGATGGTGAACCTTGTGCCGTACGATTGCAGCCAGCGCACAAGCACCTCCTTGCCCCAATCATCATTGCGGTCGTAGGATGCCTGCACGAACTTTCTGGCGTTATACTTCATACGCTGCGTGGAGTTCCGTGAGGTTGTTAATCCACTTTGCCCACAACTTTGGTGAGCAGGTGCATGGCACTACATACTTATGGCGGAACACCCGTGCGTGAATCTTGGCTATCTGCTCACGCTGGGCGTAGGTGAGCTTGCGCTGCCCGATGATGGTGCCGATGAACTCGTACTCCTCCTTTGTCAAGCACTCTGGGTTGTGGATAGGGAATAGCTTGTTGAGCTTCTCCTTACGGGCATCGCATCCGCAGTCAACGCCTGTTGCTTCGCTAAACCATTCAACTGCTGCTTTGATGCCGGTTGCTTCGGTGATGTTTTCAATCACATCCCCCAGACCTTTCGGCTTCCTTCCACGCTTGGTAGGTTTCTTCGGTTCGTTCTCGGAGTTCATCTTTTGCTATTTTTAGGGTGTTGCGTAATGAATCACGGCTGATGTTTGTGCCTCTGGCAAGTGCGCTGACCGAGTAGTCCATTGATAGTTTCAGGACTTCTCTGTCGTACCAGCGCAGGGCATCTACTTCATTGGTGACGTTCTTTAATAGGTTCTCGTAGGCGAGGTCTTCCTCAATGGGGTATCGCTCATCTGTTGCTTGCAGCCATTCATCCAGCTCCATGATGTCACCAAAGGATATCTTCTGGTGCTTTTGCTTGGCGGTTGCCAGCTTGATACATAGGTTAACGCAGGCTCGGTACACGAAGAAGAAGTTGACCTTGCCATCTTGAGCGAAGTGTGTCTTGCCTTCTGCCTGCAGAAGCAGCAGCCGGAGGAACACCTCCTGCACCACGTCTTCCGCCAGCTCATAATCGCCAGCGTAACCCTTGATGAAGTTCACCAGCTTCCTGCGGTTCTCTATGTAGAACGCTTCAATCAAACCACGTTAGTTCTACAAGCAGTATACCAAGTGCAATCTGCACCTTTTGCTCGGTTTCTTCCTCATCAAGGTAGTCGGTCTTTGACCAGTTGCCACCAAAAAGGATTCCGTAGATTGGGTATATGCCAACATTAAAATTCATCAAAGGTCTTTTTCAGGGTTAAATATAGTTCTTTATATTTAACTAACTCTGATACCATGTCGTTAAGCTTTTTGATTTCATCCTCAAGGGATTTGCTATCTACGCTTTCTGCGGTTTCAATTGGGTATTCCTCACGAATCTCACAGGCAACCTTGTAAGCCCATCGGTAGTCCTTGTAGTTGAGTCTTGCTCCGTGTTCTCTGATGGCGTGAATTACCGTTGAATGGTCTTTGCCAATAATCTTACCCAGCTCCATCAGCGTGGCCTTATGGCGGTATGCGTTTACAAATGCGCCTCTTGCCAAAGTGTATTCACGCTTGCGAGTGTCTAAATCTTCAAGGCCAAGGCGTGCAAGTGTTGCGTTCTTGGCTCGGGCCATTTGTTGTAATTCAAAAGCTCTCATTTGCATTTGCAGAGTGTTGCTCTGCCCTCTTTTTTGGTTTCTATTATTTTAGTGATTGGTACTTCGTAGTGCTTGTGGTCGGATAGCCTCTTGAATTTAAACCAAGAGAACTGCTGCACCAGTTTGTCCTGTGCATCTTGAATGATTTGGTAGTCCAAGCAGATGTAGTCAACGCCATCCACACGGAAGCACTCGTACTGCTGGAAGGGTGAGAATATCTGCTTCATATATTGTCCTCAATAATGCGCTGCAGGCGTTCAATTTCCAATATCATTTCCTCGTTGTTGATGCGGAGTTGTGCGTTAGCAAGCATCACCTCGTTGAGTTTGCGGTTGGCAAACAATCGGTAGTCAATGAACTGCTGCAAAAGCTGGTCTGCGTGATGCACATTCATCAGGTGGTCAATCATTTCATCTTGCACTTCCCTGCCGCTGGCTTTGTCTGCTGCTTGCTTGGCGAGCCACATAGCCGTGCCGGATAGCATCAGTTGCTTTTCCCTGATGTACAGGTCATGGAGTTCTTCAGAAGGGTACATCGTCTGGGCTTATTAGTGGTGTGGGTTCATCCTTTGTTTGCGTCAACAAATTACGCCCATTTATTTTGAATCCCACGTTACCAATCATTGACTGCAGAACAAGGGGTGTGTCAAGCGGAGTTACCCTGCCGCCAGTTTCCATTTCCTTTACCTTACGCACATGGATGTGGGTGTATATCCAATCCGTTTCGTGCTGCGAGTAGCGGTGAATAATGACCACGGCATCAGCCCTGTTGCCCCACTTGCCTCCTCCTTCAATATCGCTGGTCATTGGTGGCATTGGCATACCCTCGTATGGGTGGCCTTTGTAGTGCGTTCTGCGCATGGCCTCCGTCACGGGGTGGGTGTTTACAATCGTGGTGACGTTGTTCTTGTGGGCGAACACCCGTATGGCACTTGCTACCTCGTAGTGGTATTCGTGCATGCCTGTTTTGCCCAGCTTCTTTTGGTCGGTGGTTAGGCTGTTGTACGGGTCAATCAGCGCACCGGTGTAGTCCCATTCGTTCTTAATGGACTCCATCACATCAATGAGGTCAAAGGCATTGAACAACCTGTTGCCGTCAATGAACTGGAAGTGCTCGTTTATCCAGTCCAGCTTGCGGAACATGGTCAGCTCATCAATTCCCTGTATGGGCTTGCACACCATGAACTCAATGAGCTTGCGCTTGAGGCTGGCAACTTCGTTCTCTGCCGAGTAGATGAGCCACTTTTTGCCCTGATTGTAGGACTGCAGCAGCATAAGGTACATCAATGTGTGGGTCTTGCCTACGTTGGCATGGCCTGTTACAACGATAAACTCACCGTCCTTGAAGCGTACATACTCATCAAGTTCGTAGACACCCAGCTTGCCGGTGTCAAAGTATTTGCCCTTCAGCGCACGCTGCAGGTATGGTAACGAAGATTCGTTGGGTAATAAGTCGGGATGTTTCATATTCTGATTGGTTGGAACAAATATGCAAAATGTTTTCGGAATAAAAAAAGCCTCCCGAAGGAGGCTCTTACGCAACGTCCGAAGAAACCAATCAGAACGGACTATCGTTGCGTGAAGCGAAATGCTCTTGATGGGTGGCGGCTGATTGGTTGCCGGTCATCCACTCATTGAATGTTGCTGCGTTGGCGAGGATGGTGTTAACATCGTGGCCTGCTGCGCATGCGTACTCAACTGCTGCCTTCAAAGCTACTTGGCGGATAATGGAGGCGGAGCGGTCATCGCCTGCCGTTCTTGATGCGGTGGCAAAGCTGCCTCCGTTACCTCCACTAAATCCACCAGTAAATGGTTTGTTGATTTTGATAGTACCCTTTTCGTTCTTGGTATAGTCCACCTCATCGCCTACGGCATAAGATGGGGTTGGTGATTTGGCGAATGCCGTTCCGAAGTCCCCGTTATCAAAACGGAGTTCCAACTTGAACAGGTCTTGCCATTGCCCTTTGGGCGTGATAGAAATAATTTTAGCCATTGTGTAGATTGGTTTTTAAATGAATAGAACTGCTTGCTGCTCCAAGACCTCAATGCGAGCGTTAAGCTCCTGCACCTTGTCTTGTAGTGCCTTGATTTGCGCCTGCTGCGCTACGATTGTTTGCGAGTAAGTGTCTTGCGAAAGTGATAGTGTCATGATGATTGGTTTTTGTTTGACATGACAAATATGCAAATAAATTATTGATTCACCAAAAGTCCCGTGAAAGTTATTTCGGCAGTATCTGGGTGGATGTCTGGGTCGTGTTCCAGCTTCAGCTTGCGCACATAGGCACGGGAATCATCCTTCACGCCACCCCACTTGCGGAATGCGTCAAGCGCAAACTTAACCGCCATGATGGAATTGTCAATGTCGTAGCGGTAGTTCACCTTGCAGGTGATGTACACATGCTGGATTGGCTGGCAGTCGTACTCTTGCAGTTGTTGCAACACTTCAGCGCAATGCTTGTCCTTTGCTTTTGCACGGACCGTCCAATGCTTGGATGCATAAAATGCATTTAAGCTGGGGACTTTGCCCACCACCACATGGTAGGACTTCAGTTGTCCTGTAGGTGGTACCCACATTGGATGGCGAAGTGGTGGTCAATCTTTGCAATTTCTGCAAGAATTGATTGTTCTTGGTATTTCGCCTGTTGGCGTTCAGCATACGAGCTGCCGCAGTTGGCAAAGAGCGAGGCACATTCAGCCAGCAAGAAGTCAATCTTCCTGCGCTTGGCAGGGTTAGTATAGTACTGCATACTTGACATTGACTCCTTCCGTTGTTGTGCTTGTTGCTCGTTGCTCATCTTGTGCTGATAGGTGGATTTGGCGTTCTAATTCAAACTCAAGGTGGGCGATAGCCTTCTTGATGTCTTGGGTGATGGGGTTGTTAGGCTTCTTGCCCGCCCTCATCAGGTACGTGAGTGCAGTCCCCAGATTGTAATTGTCGGGCTGGAAGTCCTGCACCACATCCTTCGCCTCTATCTGCTTCAGCTTTCCGATGTAGTAGGTTGGTGTCTTGCTCATTGTCTGATGGTTTGCTCAAAGGTAAATCATCCCAATACAAAAAAATGTAGTCGCTCACTATTTAGAATGAATATAAATTAGCATAATCTATGCATAGGTACTTGCGTATGTCAAGATTATTTAGTTTTTTATACAACTTACTTAACTTACTTAAGTCAAGTATACAAGTATACTAACTTACCAAGTAACTTGAAAGAAAAAGAAACCAAGTAAAGAAAAAGAAAGGAATCTCGCTTCTGCTGCGTTATTATATGCGAAACCATACAACCATACCACTTTGGATAGAAAGTGCATTAGAACGCATATAAATGCCCTCTACGGGCTTATTCAGTCAACTTGTCCACCCACCGCTTGAATAGGTAGATGATGAGCAGCGCAACCAACGAACCGAAGACAAGTTGGTCAAAGTTCCACCCCTTGCGCTTTGGCTCTTGCTTGGTCAGCACCTTCGTTTGGGTGACACGGATGGTGTCAGGCAGGCACGTAGCCTCAACCACGACCTTTCGGTCTATGTACTTGAGCTGAAGGCGTACCTTGTCTTGGTAGATGGTCGTGTCCTTTAGCACCTCCAGCGTGTCCAACAGGTACTTTGTTTCGGTTACAATCACCGTGTCCTTGACAATCACACTCTGTAGGATAGGTTGAGCAGTACGGCATCCGTTAGCTACCGCAAGAATCGCAGCCATCAGGATTG